CTTGGGGTAGAAACAATAATTACTTTAGTACTTTGTCCAGACGTAATAGTAGGATAAACAGAGGCAAAGAAGTCGTCAGCAATGTGATTCGGGATGAAAGCGAACTCGTCAAGAAAGATGACATTATAGGATCCACCTCGGACAGCAGATGAAGAAGTAGAGTTTGACGATATTTTTGATCCATTTTCTAATTCTAAGGAACCTTTGTTCCATGATATTATACCTTGCTGCATCCATGAAGGTAAATTTTCATATGCAAGTTGTAATCTACCGAGTAAATCTCTAGCAGTTGATGCTTTGTTTGCAAGTATTGCAATGTTTACATTATCATTAAAAACTGCATAATGCAATAGGTAAGAAACACATGTTGTAGATTTACCTGTCTGTCTAGGCATTTTACATATGTTGAATCTTTCGTTATGAAAGTTTCTAATTAGTTTCTCTTGAAAGGGGTACATATTAAAAGGAACTAATCCTTCATCAAGAGATACAATTTGAATATAATTTCTTGCAAAGTAAACGGGATCTTCTTTACATTTTAAAAATTCTATTACCTGCTCTTCCGTAAATTCATGAGCAGTATTGGCCCGTTTTAGATTCGGGTTACCAAGATATACATCACTAGTAGGCATAATTTAATTCTGTTGGTTGTTATCTAATGATCTTATATTTCTCTCTTTCATCTGTTGTTGTACCTGAACTGGGCCAACGATGTCTATAAATTCCATGAAAGATTTGCCATCTTTATCTTCGATGGTAATTTTTTCTTGATAATTTTTCCAGTCCATTTACTTGGTTTCTTTATTATTATTTAGAAACTGTTGTTTCAACATCTTTGAAAGGTCTGATGTAGAACCTACAAAAACAGCATTATTAGTAACATTAGTTGTATTTTTAACAACCTCTTCATCAACTTCTTTAACCTTTTTCTGTAAATCTAATAATTTATCAGTGGTATCCGCAACTGATTTGATAATTTGTCCTGCAACCTCATATGCTCTTGCACTACCTTGTTCTTCAGCAACTTCCATAATACCATTAAGTGCTTCTTGACCTTTTTCAATTAATGAATAAAGATTTCCTCTAGTATATTCATAATCTTTACGTACCTCAGTTTTACCATCATTTTTGGTTAATTTATTTTCAGATACGGTGCTAACCTCAATCTCACTACTGGTATTGAGTGCGTCATCTATAGGATCAAAATTGTTATTCATTAGATGTCCTCTTTCCTAACTGGACTGTAAGTTCTACCATCACCTAAGAATTCCCAATTCTCATCAAATCCAAAGTCATCAGCAGGGCCTGCATCTGCAGGATTAGGTGTTACTGTGTACCTCATTTCACGTTTTACTTTTTGAATATCAGTATCTGCATAAAGATCTGTTTGAACTTTTTTGATAAGTCCTTCTGAAGTCTCTGCGATTGGGCCAAAGAGGTAAGTTTTTGCGGTAAAATTTAATGTATATATTAAAGCTCTTCTTGTACTAAAGTCTCCTTCATAATCATCTTGAAAAGAAACGTTATCTAAAACTAAAGGAATATCTCTTTTTTCTCCTATAGATTTTACTAAATCAACTGTTAGTGTAAATGCTGGTTGGAAGTATGGAAGTATTTGTTCGACAATTTGTAAAGCATCATCATTTAGTTTTGTCCATATACTTAATTCAAATCCAATATTATAAGGAACAGGCATATAAACCTTTTTCAAATTAGTTCCATCAGAAGTTTTGAATGACTGTGTAACACCTGCTTTTCTAGTAGGATCATAAGAAATGGTATTCATTTCAAATGACATTCTTGGTAATGTTGTAGCGACTGGTTTGTTTAAATCTGCCTGTTGTTCTAACCTAGCAAGAAATTTTTGAGCAGGGCCATATGATAATGGTACTTTAAAGTCACTATAATCTGCACCATCTTGAGTTTGGTGCTTAATAACAAGATTATTAAATACTGTACCAAAAGATATTATGGTTTTTCTAATTATTTCGTGATAATAATAAGTTCCTAACATTATACTTGTCCAAATGGGTTTGTTTCACTAAAGTCAATAATAGCATCTGCTTCTGCTTCAATATTATCGCTCTGATCATATTGATCAGCAAATTCTGCGGATTTAATATAATCTACATTATATCTAGCACCAGAAGTAGTTCCAACAGCAATTTCACCAGCTTGGAATGTTCCTGATGTAGTTCCCAATCTAAGTACAACATCGTCTCTATCCCAACTCTTAACTCTACCTATAGCACCACTAATAGATCCTTGAACGGCCTCATTGAATTGATAAGTTCCAATTCCAGTTATGGTTGCTGGTTGTGAAACAGATGCAATACCTGTGTGAGAAGTATATCCAACACCTGCATCAGAGATAAGAATTTGAGTAACCATATTAGCAGATTTATCTACAACTGCTCTAGCAACAGCAATAGTATTTCCAACACCTACAGGTGGTGCATCTATGAATACAGTTGCTGAATCAGCATAACCACTACCACTTTGTCCAACACCAGTAGTTATTACTTGAATACCAGCAGTACCAGCAGGGCCTAAGTTTGCAGTTGCGGCCGCACCAACACCATTATATGTGGTAATACCATTAGTTGCTGTTGTTGCTGTACTTACTATAGTAACTGTAGGTGGTGTAGTATATCCAGCACCAGCGTTTGTTAATAAAATTTCTTTAACAGAATGTACACCATAAACAGATGTTGTTATAGCTACCGCAGTTGCAGTAATACCTCCACCGACTGGCCCAGGCCCATCAATTACAACATTAGGTGCTGTAGTATAACCATATCCATCTTCATTAAGGAATATATTTCTAATATATCCACTTGAAGTACCAATATTTAATGTTGCAGTTGAACCAATAGATATTAACTGTAACTCAGTCATATAACCATAATTAACGAGTGTCTCATCAATTTCCTGTGTAGCATCACTAAGTTGATTCCATCCACCAACGTCATCACTAAGTTCGTATAGTTCACATTGCAATTCATAAACATATCCCTTACCTAATTGGTAGAAAGGTTTTTCATGCTCTACAAACTTAACTTCAAAAATTCTTTTACCTAATGGAAAATATATCAAATCTCCTTCACGTGGCCTACCTTCAACAAGTATCTCATCACTTGTTGAACTCATTGATACTAAAAATGGTGCAATAAAATCTTCCCATCTTTCTTTCGATATAGTTACTACCAATTCATCTTTCAAACTCATACCAAATTTAGTCATTATATCACCAGCACCTGTATATCCCTCATAGGTATTAACATATGCTTCTAATAAAAAATTATCGTCAAATTTTGACGATTCAACTTCTCTAAAAATATTATCTCTATTAACTATTTTTCTGGGTAAATATGTAATTTCAACACCAAACATCCTCAACTGTTCGTTGATAAGATCTTGAACTAGTCTCTGTTCTCCTGCAGAACCTTTAAGGAAAAATGGATTTAATGCCATAATATTAACCTATCATATCAAGGGGTGGTACCTCGTATTCGGAAGTCATCTTCTCTAGAAGAGTATCTATTTCTCTTTGTCCATCTTCATATATCTCTCTACCATTAAATTCAATTCCACCAGGAAGTCTAACTCCTTTAAATTTAATTAAATTTTGTCCCCATTGTTTTTTCAATAATGCAGTTAAATATTTTTTCAACCATGGATCATTGTATATCTGACTATATGCTGTAGGATCTAATGCTCTATAACATTCCAATACAATATACTGACCTGCTTCTTCAGCTGCCCAATCAATATCCAAATATAATCTATCTTGTCTTTGATTAAATCTAATTTGTTTATCTGTGGTTAATAAAAAATCAATGTCTTCTAGGTATGTCTTTACCATAGAATATTGTAGTAAATCAATTGAATTGAATTGATATAAATCGTTCAAAAATAATTGATATTTAATACTAAACATCCCAGATGATATTGTACTACTATCAAACTTAAATACTTTTTCTACACCAATTACAGAATCTGGAACAGGTATAAAGTTTGAATTCTCATACCAATTTGAAGTAACAGTTCCTAATCCACTTACACTTGAAGAGTTTACACTTGTAGTAACTATACCAACACCACTTGTTCCGTCTGCCTTTCCTCTATCAATATCTTCTTGAGTAAGTTCATGTTTAAGATACATTTTTTCAACACCATTGTAATGACGTTCGTTGAAAAATTGTATTGCATCATCCATTAGATCATCAGCCTGATCATCATCAACGTTAATTTCTAAAACAGGAGCACCCAACTGCCTATAGCAATAATCCTTAAGTTCTTGTCTAGTTGTTGGTTTTGCCATCAGTAAGAGCCTCCATCTATTAATCCAGCAGTTAATGTTCCATCCACATAAGCATCTTGTGTGAATGTTGCTATTGCACCAAAGGTAGCAATACCAGCAGTTACAATTAAACCACCAGTAGTAGCTCTAAATCCTCTACCAGCAGTAACTAATCCAACAGAATCAACATTTGTTACATCTTCATAAGTGACTGTTCCACCAACTGAAAGGTTACCAGCAATTGAAAGACTATCGGTTAGACCATCAAATGTAAATCCTGCACTATCCCTTAAAGTAGATCCTGTTCCAACAAAAGGAACACGAGTTGCTGTTAAAAGGTTAATTGTAGATATACCTGTGATATTTAGTGATTGTGCGTTTACGTTATCAAGAACGATATCATCTTGTAGGAATAAGTCACCACCAACATAAAGATCTCCAGTAACTGTAGCACCAGTGGAGATCGTTTCGAATACTTTTGTTGACCCATGATACAGTTCTGCTGTACCACCATATCCAATTCTTAATGCACCTTCACCAGTATCACTTATATAACTATGACTACCATCATGAAATATTTCTAATGCAGTAGATGAAGTACCAAATTTTAATTTAGTACCAGCATTATATTTAAAAGCACCTTCACTTGAATCAAAAAATGCTGTAGCTAAACCAACACTATTTTTGAATTGTACATCTGCACCAAATGTAGAAATACCAGTATTAACATCCAATTGTGAAATTGAACCTATACCACCGATTACATTTTGTGCTGTAATCGCAGTAAGAGCCTCACCACCAGACGCACTGGATAGTATTTTTACAGCATTCTGTTGGCCAACTCTTACTCTAATATCTGCCATTATTAGATCCTCGTTACTCCTGCTCTCACTAACACATTTCCTTCAACAACTCTTTCCGTCACATTCCCCTTTGTAATGAGAATATCATAAACATATCTACCTTCTCTCAAACTAAGAGTAGTTGCAGCAGGTAATTCTATTACAATTTTTCCAGCTGAAGGTTCAGGAATACTAGCAGTAAAATCTGTTGCTGTGGATGCACCTGCCCATTTTCTCATTTGAGACGCAACAGTATATCCACTCAGATCTAATGCTGAATTATTATCAGTAGATTCTAAATTAAAAGTTTGTTGGAATGTGGATCCTGTATTTACTACAAGATTATTGACATATACTGCAGCCATCTATTTACGAAAAGAATCCCTACTTCCTATTTATAGGAGTACTACTTCTTAGTTAAATCTTTGAGTAAAGATTTGATTTCATCTAATTCACGTCTCAATCTATCAATCTCTGATTGTTGAGTGTTCATAGCATTTATTTTAATTAATCTGGATTTATATTCTGCATCATTACAGTTTATAATTGCACCAGTGGTTTCGTCACGGTATAAACCTTTGTAATTTTCAACTCTAACGTATTCCATTATTTAACAGCAATAGTACGAATATCTCTAATCTTAACTGGTTCAGCCTGATTAGTAGAAGACATTACAATCTTAATCACATATCCATCAAATTCACCAAGATTATCTGCTGTAAATTCATATTCCTTATATTCCTCATATAAACTTGGTGTAACCTCTGCATCAGGTAAACCACTATTAAGTGTCTCATCTATTACCAGATTACCTAAACCATCTCCAGTTGTATCTTTAAGATTATTATAACCAGGGAATAATTCAAATTCTTGTAATATTTCCATAGAATCAGGTCTTTGTAATGAATAAAGAACTCTAAAGTCTGCATCTGCTCCTCTATATGCAGTAAGAAGTACCTTTAAGGAATCAGCAGATTTATTAAGTTTAATCAATCTAGAAACATAAATTGCAGCATGAGGATCTTCAGTAT